AGGTGAAAGGAATAAATATGAAAATGGAAAAGAAATCATTTGAAACCGAACTTGAGTTCAAAGAAAACGCCGATGAGACTGGTCAATTCAAGGCAGTGTTTAGTTGGTTCGATGTAATTGACAAGCATGGTGATGTGACATTGCCAGGTGCGTTTGAGGACGGGGCGAAAGTCAAGATCGCTTCCTGGGGGCATGCGTGGGAAAACCTGCCTGTTGGTCGTGGTGAAATCCGCCAGGATGAAGAGAAAGCCTGGGTAGACGGAAAGTTTTTCCTTGATACTGAAGCGGGTCTTGAAACCTACAAAACCGTCAAAAATCTCGGTGAGTTGCAGGAGTGGTCGTATGGATTCGAGACCATTGACTCATCCGAGGATAAGAAAGACGGACGGACAGTGCGAGTGTTGAAGAAACTCAAAACTTTCGAGGTGTCGCCTGTATTTATTGGCGCAGGAAATGACACCCAAACTTTAGCCATTAAGAGCGAGGGCGAAGAGCCTGAGCCAGAAGTGGAGCAGGAAGTCAAAACTGAATCAGAGACCGAGGAAGTCGGGAATGAGAGCGGCGTTGATCCTGCTGACATGAAATTACTAATCGAAATAATTGCTTTGGAGGCAAAAAATGAATAACGAAAAATTTATGAATCTTTTGGGCGATGCCCGTGAGATCGTAGAAAAGGCTCTTGTTGAGGGTCGCCCTATGACAGAGGACGAGCGCAATAAGTCCATGAACATGGTAGAAGAAGCCAAACAAGGTCTTGATGACGTTGCTTTGGAACGCAAGATCGCCGAACTTCAGGCTGCCGCCGCAAAGGGCAAAGAAGAAGAAACCCAAGAGGAAGTAAAAGGCAGTATGGGTGAACGCTTTGCTCAGAATAAAGCGTACAAAGCCTGGATGAAACAGGTTGCTCCCAACGGTCACATCCCTGAGAGCGCAAAGGGTTTGAACTCCCCCGCTTTCGAGGTCGACATGCCGTTTGAGAAGAAAGCCGTTCTTACTGGCGCATCTGCCACTTCAGGCGGCGCGTTCATTCAGAACGATGACACTGGCATTTACGTTCCGATGGGGCGCAAACCACTGAAGTTGCGCGACCTGATCAGTGTCCGTAGTACCAATAGCGATATGGTTGAGTTTGTTCGCCAGACTGCACAGGTTACCCAGGCAGCTGGTGTCGCCGAAGCAACTTCCGCTGCTGCCCCGACTGTGACGACTGTGGATGATAGCCCGACTGGTTATACCAGCACGGTCACCCTGAACTCTGGCGGTGGCTACAAGCCCGAAGGCACGATGACTTTTGCAAAAGTTACCGCTCCCGTGGAAACCGTTGCAGTGTGGATTCCTGTAACCAAACGCGCTCTGGCTGACGCAGCTCAATTGCGCGGAATTATTGACCAGGAATTGCGCGCCTCTCTCATGGATGAGATCGAGAACAACATCCTGTTCGGACAGGCTACTCCCGATTTTGTCGGTTTGGCTGAAACGTCGAATATTTTGAACCAGGCTTTTAGCACCGACATTCTGACTACTGCCCGCAAAGCCATCACCAATTTGGCTACGAACGGTCTTGAAGCCAGTCCTACCGCGTTTGTGGTTGCACCCGCTGATTGGGAAGCCGTTGAGTTGGCTCTCTTTGCTGCCGCACCGTACCTGCCTTATCAGCAATCCATGTGGCGTATTCCTGTGGTTGAGTCACAGTATCTCACCGCTGGTACTGCCTATTTGGGCAACTGGAAACAGGCGGTTATGTGGGATCGCCAGCAGGTCACTATCAGCGTAAGCGATAGCCATGCTGATTTCTTCATCCGTAACCTGGTCGCAGTGCTTGCTGAAGCTCGTGCAGCTTTCGGCGTGCTGAAACCAAAGTCCTTTGTTGAGATCGCTACCGCCGCAAGCGGCAGCCCATCTTAGTTTTAGTTGATTGATTAAGGCAGGGGCGTTGCTGCCCCTGCCTTGAGAGGAAGTATTTTATGGTTGAAAAAGACGTAATGGTGATCGTCCCGATTGGCGAGTACGAAGGCATCAAGATGTGGCGGTCTGAGGCTGAAAAGCAAGGGCTGAAATACAAGGTGATCGGCAAAGAGTATGTCCCTGAGATCGAGGACAAAATGGTCGAGCCTGTGGAAGATAAGGCTTACCCTAAAAGACCGCCTATATTCAAACCCAAGCCGCCAGAAGATTTCACCCCAATAACACCACCTGGGGAGATCGTCGTTCCGCACCCTAAGCCGCCAGTATCGCCAGATGGCGAAGGCGTTTCAAAGACCACAAGACGGAAAACTACGAAGAAGTAGGTGAGGAATGGGATTTTGCTCAGTGGACGACATAAACACCTTTTTAGGCACAACAATATTGCCAGATGACGCGCAAGCACTTCTGGCGATTGATGAGGCAACTGCAGTAATTCAAAATTATTGCAATCAGAAAATTGAGCAAGTCTCAGACGATACTATCCAGCTTGACGGCACTGGATCAACCAAATTGTTTTTGCCTGAGTTGCCTGTTGTTTCGATCACAAGCGTTGAAGTGGATGGGGTACTCTTAGACCCGACTTACTATGCTTTGGCTGAAAACGGGGTGCTCTGGCGAAAGTGTGGGGTGTGGACAGTTGGTGCGCGAAACATCAGTATCACTTACACCCACGGTCACGCTGTGATACCAGAAGAAGTCCGAGGGGTTTGTTACCGATCAGCGGCACGGTTATACCAGGCACAACTGAAAGCGAGACGACAGGATTTTGTGTCAGGGTTGCAGTCGGTGAGTGTCGGGGACTGGTCTGAAACCTACGAAACCGCAGGTGGGTCATCGGGCGAGTCTGACAAAGGCGTGTCTGCTGCACGGACTTTGTTGATGAGCGAGAAGGATATTCTCAACCGCTATCGCTATAAGAGGATTTGATGTCTAAGTTTCCGCACACAATGACCTGGTACGCAAAAACTACCACCGCAAACGTGTTTACACGCAGGGTGGTGACAGAGGTGATGTGGCAAGCCCAAAAGGTCGCTAACACCAAAAAATCAGGTTTGCTTGATTCTGACAAAGCGATTGTCTATGTGCCGTTTGTTACATCGGATGGCACAGACCGCTCAGCGGAATTGACTTTCAAGATCGGCGATTACTTAGTGCCTGGTGAAGCGAGCGAGACAATGGTGGACGGCACATACACGCCTACAAAATTACTTGCAGCCTATCCTCGCGCAATCCAGATCAGGTCTGTGGACTGGAAAGACTACGGCGCATTACAGCACGTCCAGATTGGCGGTAAGTAATGGATAACGTCTATGTTACCCAACCCCAGGACAGAATCATCAAGACGCGGAACGGCGATATGCTGGTCAAATGGAATCCTAATTTTGCAAGGCAGCGAAACACCCGATATAACCGCGCTCAAAGGTTTGTAGATTCAAGAGTGCTTTATTACTCTGAGAACTATATCCCTGTTGACACAGGCGAACTGCTTTTATCAGGACGCAGGGAAACAAAGATTGGATCGGGCATGGTTATATGGAAAGCCAGGGGGCGACCTTACACGAGACCACAATACTACGGATGGCGCAGGGCGCACAAAAGCAACTTGCCGAAAATCCATCACGGGAATTACTGGTTCAGGAAAGTCAAAGCCCAGCATGGCAAACAGATTGTTAACACGGCTAAGGACATGGCAGGTGGAGGTAGCGGACTATGAGTGAAGAGCCTATCGAAGAAGAAGGCACGACCATCATTCAGGCATTGCAGGATTACATTGCAGACTGCTCACTTTTATCTGAGATGGGGTTGACCCCGCTTGTCAACTGGTTAGAACAAACGCCAGACAGTTACGGAATATTCCCGTTACCTGGCGATAAACAAATATACAGTTACCCAGCAAAAGGGGGAATGTACGAGTTTCCGTTTGCGCTTCAGGTCAACGCGTCAAATGCTGATGATCTGGCGCGATTGCAGACACAAGGCTTTTTCGAAGCTTTTGGGAAATGGCTTGATACTCAGAACGAAGCGGAAAACTATCCTACTTTGAGCAGCGGCGAAACTGTTTATGAAATTGAAGCTCTTGGTCAGGGTTACTTGCTCGACCAGGGGGATTCTGATGTAAGCACATACGAAGTGCCTTGCAGACTTACTTACGAAAGGATTTAACAACATGGCAATCAAGCGTTCAAAACTATTGCATTTTATGAACACTACGCCGTCAACCTCGGCAACTTACTACTTGATGAACACTGGTATCACCAGCTTGAGCATCAACAAAAACCCAACTTATCTGGAAGAAGGATATATCGCTGATGAGGTCGGGAGCAAACAATTGGAAAGTCTTGCGCCTGAGTTCACATTCGAGATCAACATGGATGCAAGCGATCAGGTCTCTGTGTTTCTGACTGGTTTGGAGTGGGACGATAAAACTCTGACCGATGTTGAGACAGACATTGTTTCTGTGCAATATTGGAAAACACCGACTGGCACTTCCTATCCTGCCAAAAAGTATGAGGTTTCTGTTTCCGTAGAAACCATCGGGGATGAAGCATTGAAGACACTCAAGCACTCTGTCACCTGTGGTGTTATGGGCGATGCGGTCTTTGGGACATTCGATACCTCTACAAAAGCCTTTAGTGCGACCTAATCTGAAAGGAATAAATAATGGCGATCAAAAGATCAAAATTACAGCATTTTATGAACACTACGCCAGACGAGACAACTCCATCTGGCGGTGAAACATGGTCGTTGATGAACACTGGCATTACCAGCCTGAGCATCAACAAAAACCCAACCTATCTTGAGGAAGGGTACATTGCCGATGAGGTCGGGAGTAAACAGCTTGAGAGTCTTGCCCCTGAGTTCACATTTGAGATCAATGTAGATGAGGACGACCCTGTGTCCATTTATCTCACAGACTTAGAGTGGGAAGATGCAACTCTAAGTGAGGTTGAAACCAGCATTGTGTCCGTGCAACTGTGGCAGACTCCCTCTGGAACTACACCAAACTTTATCTACCCAGCCAAGAAATACAACGTGTCGATCTCGGTTGAGACCATTGGTGATGAAGCCCTAAAAACGCTCAAGCACTCTGTGACTGCTGGCGTGATTGGTGATGCGGTCTTTGGGACGTTCCAACCGAACACCTTAGCCTTTGTAGAAGAGGAATAGTTGATGGAATCAATCAATATCAAAACCGACAGCCAGCGGACTTTGTGTATCAACGATGACGAGTCCAGGTGGATTACGTTTGATGCAGAAGACCTGAATTTCTACGGTAGGCTGAAGGTCTTGTACAGCTCGCTTAGTGGAAAGCAAAAAGAGTTTGAAGTCAAAGAGGCAGAAGCTCGCGCCCTGGTTGGCGAGGATGATAACGGCGCACCTTTATCTGCTTTGGCTTTGATCGACATTCAGACAGAATTTGCCAATCACGTCATTGAAGGAATGGACTCGGTATTTGGTGAGGGCACATGCAAACGATTGTTTGGCAATGCGTTCAATCCAGATGCTTACGGCGAGGTAATCCAGGCAGTTCTGGCGCACGTTTCAAAATATCGTGAGAAGAAGTTGAAAGACGAACTAAGAAAGAACCCTGGCAAGAAGGTAATGAAATAGGTGAAGAGTTTTCTGATCGAGCAGTTTCCTGATGCAATCGAGATTGACGGTGAAGTGTATGCCGTCAATACTGATTTTCGCATCGGGTTGCAGATCATGGCTGACTTTGAAAACCCTGAGTTTGATCAGGACGAGAAAGCCTATCTGATGCTCAATCGTCTTTATCCGGACTTGCCAGAAAATAAGGGAGTCGAGTTCTATCAGGAAGCATTGGCAAAGGCAACCAAATTTCTGAACGCTGGCGATGAGGCAGGACAGGAAACCGAAGGGAAGCCCCGACTTTACTCATTCGACAAAGACGCTCGGCTGATCTACTCTGCTTTCTCACAGACGCACGGTGTAGACCTGCAAACGGCTGATATGCACTGGTGGCGATTTATTGCGTTATTTATGGATTTGGGAGCGGACACCGCGTTCAATTCCATGGTCAACCTACGGAAGCGGTATCACGAAGGCAAGTTGAACGATGAAGAAAAGAAATTGGTAGCGCGTTTGGGTAATGATTTTCTACTTGAGCAGGAAGAAAGTTATGAACCTCTTGATCCTGATGAGGTTGCGTTTATCAGTATGTTACCAGAAGAAGATCAAAAGCGATTTTGGGAAGGCAGGAAACGCTAATGGCGTATGATGGCTCAATCCGCATAAATACAAAAATTGACGGCAAAGGCTTCGACACTGGCGTAAAGCGAATGATGTCCAGTCTGGGCAGTCTTGCCGCTTCGCTTGGTGTTGTTTTTGGCGTGGCGGGTCTGGTCAACTTTGGCAAGAAGAGCGTAGAAACTGCTATGCAAATGGAAGCAGGTTGGCAAGGTTTGCGCTATATGGCGAACGCTTACGGTAAAGACCTCAACCAGATTTCAAAATTCTTACAGGACTTTACTGCTGACGGCTTAGTG